ACCAGTTCCCACCCCCGCGAAGCTATACGTCCCGCCACCAGTTGCCCCCAGGTTCAACGGCTTTGTGGCCATCGTATATTGGATCGCGGCCTGGACAAAAGCATCATTTGCTGCATTGGTCGAAGCATCCAACCCGTTCAGCGTAGTGAAAATGGGAGATTGGGTTAAGGTGAAAGAGCTTCCGAGTTCCTGCAAAACCCCCGTCCCCGATAAGAAGGTCGTCGTGCTGGTTCCAGTTTGTATCGGCAATGTTCCTGCCGCACCCCCGAATAGATTGCTCGCAGTAGGGGCATTACCAATGGCATCGCCTGTACCGCCATTAGCGATAGGCAAAATCCCCTGCACGTTGGCGGTCAAGTCAATAAATTGCGCGTCTGCCATACCGCAAACGAGCATGAGACATAGGAGTAATTTTCGCATTTTAGAACCTGTAATAAACGAAGAAGTTTGACGACAAGTGCGGCGCCTGGGTCATGCTTAGCGCGGTTCCCGATATAGTAAAGTCAATTCCAACCATGAGCGGTAGGAAGGCTCCAATACCACCCTCACGCACGTACCCTATGCAACTCGCTATGACACTCGGAGTATGCGCTAGGGTGAATGCTGTGTTGACCCCGTTGATGATGCCCCCAGGTGTCTCCTGGTCAGCGAAACCGCCAACCGAGCCGACCGGAGCACTGACAAATACCGCTCCGTTGGAGGTCAGGACGTTGCCAGCCGTACCGGGAGCAACAAACGCCATCGCATTCGCGTTGACCTGAGTCAGAATCCAGTTGTAATTGGCCATGACTGGCGCTGCCGAAACTAGCTGGCCCGCCAGGATTTGATTGGGGAGAGATCCGATAATTGCCATGATTTACCATTCCAGCCAACTTGTCAAAGTGCCGCCGCTGGCACATTCGTATGTTGCCCCTGGGGGGACAATGAAATACACCGAGACTGTGTTTGCGACCCCTGACAGATTCCCTTGTTGGAGTATCGTCGCACCCGCAACCACAACCAATATGGAATTTCCAGAAGGAACGACTCCATTGACAGCTACCGTCAATGGTCCGCCTATGGTATTTGTTTGCGTGGAACCAAAAGATCTAGAGCCAGTAACATTGCGGTAAGCCGAGCCCGCCGTACCTATTCCGAAGTTTTCAACAAACGCGGTCGTTGCCAGCTTTGTATTGTAGGCGCCGAAGGCTTGAGTTGGTGCCGTTGGCGCCCCAGTCAAGGCGGGCGAGGCGAGAGGCGCATAGGCATTATTTACAAGTTGCGCCTGTACAAATGCATCGGTTGCAAACTGCGTCGAGTTGTCATTCACAGCTGCGGTTGGTCCTGCCGGAATCCCTGTGAATGTTGGAGAATTCAGCAAGGCATAGGGTAACAAGGCGTCTGTGCCGACCGCATTTAGATTGACTTGCGCCACGATCCAGTTGAAGTCAGCCATAACGGGGACCGCGTCTGCCGGTGTCCCGTCTTGCAAGATGTTCGGTAATGGTCCGATGATTGCCATGATTTTCCCTGTTATAGCCAAATACTACCATCGTCCCACCGCTCACCGCCATCCCAAACTATGGGCGTGGGGAATGGTAACGGGAGAATAGGAAGGATGTTGGCGTAAAGAACGGTGTACCCGTTGTCTTTGTACTTACTAAATGACGTACCGATGGCCGCGTTTGCTGCGGATACGGCGAGGATTTGAAGTGACAATTTCTTGAAAACAAGCGGTTCGGGCCACGGAACGGCGTAGGTCAATGGCGTATCGGTGCCGGACGCCCAATCAAAAGCACCCCACAAAATACCGCTACCCCAAATTGGCAATGGTGACACAACATTGATCGTTGCGGTTCCGATGAGATTGAAATTCTCATCATAGGCGTTGATGATATATGCGAGGCTCGCCGATTGGCTAGCTAGCTCAATAGTGGTCTCAATGACTTGTTTTTCGTTTATGTTTGGCGTCTTGGGGTAGAACGAGCTCTGCAGGTTGACGCTAAGCGGCGTTCCGTTGTCGTTATAGACGGACGTCAGATCTGGAAGCCATTGACTGAAGAACAGAAAGGCGCCAAGTGTCCGGCTCGATATGACAAACTCGTTTCCAAGCTGAGCGATTTCATCGTAATTGAACGTGTGGGGGCCATTCCACCGGCGAACCGTCAGATCGTACCAGTAATCGTTTGTCGTCTCGACGCCGAGAATAACCGTATCTACGCAAATGCGATAGATCGCCCCTGTAAATGACGCTGCGGCGCGGGTCGGGTTTCGTATATTCTGGAACGGTTGACGCACGTCCTGAACAAGCTTGTTGAAATCGTTCGTCAATGGGAGGATCTGACCGTAAGCCGAGACGTAATAAGGCCCGTCAATTCCTAGGAAGATAACGCCGGTGGGAGTCTGCACCACGGAGCGAGGTGAGTTCGTCCCTGTGGTCAACGTCAGGAAGTTAAGTGCCAGGCTTCCAGTCACAGCAAAGTCACCTGTTATCTGCCAAATTTGAAATTCTTTGAAAGCAAGGAGCGCGCCGACAACACCGGATGAGGTTGTCTGGATCGGCAATCCGCAAAACCCGACGATGGGCGTTGTGTCGCCTAGGGTCAATGACTGACCCGCATTTGTCATGGCCGTTGGAATCAGAGGGTCGGAGAAAAACGCCGTGTTTTTTATCGCGTAATAGGCCCGGTTCCCAAAGTTAGCCACAGCAATAGGCACGGCGGTTAGCGCGATGGGAGCTGTGTTGAACGAGGACCATACCGGAGCTAACGGATTCGTCAGATCGAGCTTGCCAACGAAGTTTGTACCGACACCGGAGAATCCAACATGCGCGACCACGATATCAATGCCGATCATGGCCATCACAGGGGGTTTCCAATCTCCCGCCGTAGGCTGTGTGACCGGCACATTGCCCGCTGTTACGCCACTGATCGTTATGAAGCTACTCGTGGCGGTATCGTAGGCGAACGGCTCGTCATGGCCCGCTGTGCGGCCCGTGGCGATCATTCCATACACCACCGTTCCGATCACTACAAATACGGAAATGAATGTGGGGGTGATGAATCCGGAAAAGCTCGTGAACGGCAATCCGACACCAGGACGAGCAACGACCAATTCAGGATTCGATTGATCGAAAATGACGTTCTGCATCGACAAGCACGCACCAGGGAACGCCATGCTCGCGTCTAGAGCGTCACATAGACCCTTGGCTGTAAATTTTATCGGATAGGATTGCCCGGTAGCCATATATTACCAGGGGAAAATTTTCGTCGGACGCAGCGCGCCTCCGATTCGGAACCGGCGCGGATCTAGCTGGACTTCTTTTACAACCTGCTGCTCATCGCCCTCGGTTAGCAAATGCTTTTCCAATAGCTTTTCACAATCAGCCACGTAGGTTGTATAGCGAGGATCATCCGTTATGCGCATTAGGCGCATGGCTGTGGCGTTTATAAGGTAGTCCTGATCTGAGAACCAGGGCGTACCGCCATAGGCTTCTGGTGAAACGATATCAAGCTGATTCAGATAGTAGCGATGCGTCAACGTCTGCTGTTGGCTCGCCTGGGGATAGACGTACAGAAGTCCGGGGAGACCGAATCCGACCGGGGACAGGTCAGTCGCCCACTCGTAGGGGTAATTGGAAATGCTGTTCTGCTGGAACTCCATGTCGAACTCTTTGAGCGAGCATGGATTCAAGAAGAACGGTTCTCCTTCGACCGAAAACCACAGATCGTAAGTGCGGAGATAGTTCAACTCCAACGGAAACGGGCCGTTGTTGTTCGGAGGGAGGATGATCTGATCGGTCACAAGATTGACCTTGAGATTCCGATGCATGACCAGATCCTTCAGCACCAGATTGAGCTGACGCCCCGCCAAAGCCAGATACCCTGGGCATTTGGCGATAGTGCAAGCGTCTTGAACGATCTGGGCTGAAGAAATAGCCATGATTTATTTCACTCCCGCCTTCAATTTTGCTTCTGCGATGGCGGTCACACCCTTTTCCATATCCTCCTTGATATGACCCAAGTTCTGAGTATACACCGTGAGCTGTTGCTTCTCGGCGGAACTGAGTTTACCGCCACCGGCGACCTTAGCTTCGTGTGCCGACAGAACGTCGCGGATCTGGCCCATCTGGACAACGCGTTGTTCCATCTTGGCTTCCAGCTCGGGGATTTCCGAGCGGAGCGTCTGACGATCCACCACGTCATGCAGGAAGTCGATTTGAGCGTTCACCGCTTCGGGAGTGCTGGTCGCGTAAATGTAACCGCTAACCGTGATCGACTTGCCGGACTTTCCCATCGCCGCTTGGATGGTGAAATTACCTGTAACCATTTCGCCGGCGACGATCTTTTCTTCTACTGTTTTCATGTTCGTGTTCCTTGGTTGTTAAAATTTGCGATTGGTTGGTTTTCTGTATTGATTCTCATTCGTGCCATGAATGGACTTCTCATGGTCCCAACAACGGGCGATTCTACTTTTCATTTCTGCCAAAGTATCGGCGTCAAACTCATACGATTGACCGTGATAATACTCTACTCCGTTGGTAGATAGTGAGATTCCGGCACCCTTTGGCAATTCGATACGATACGCATAGGTAGGCATTTCGACATCAATCCACTTCTGCTTCTTTTCCGTTCGCTCAGTTGGGTTGACGCACTTGTTGACAGTCACAGTTTTTCCGGTGGGGTGCTCCTCGACATTGGAGCCGGAAAACTGGCTGGCCTGGCTCATCGCAAAGGCCATTTCTTCGGCTTCGGTGCGCTTGACTTCGGATACGCCGAGTGCCGCCTTGAGGCGTGAAATCTCGGCTAATAGTTCTTCAGGGGATTCTTTTGCCATGTCGTGCTCCTAGTTGTTCTGTCCGGTGATCGTGGTCACGCGCATGCCGTGACCAAACGACCGATGTTCGATGGTGTGAGTTGCGGGGACGTACTCAACCGGGTTAGGGTTGGGGTCGCTCATTGTTGGTTCCGGAAACACTTCGATCATGACAACAGGCTCAGGCAATTCCTCCACTTGCTCCGGAGTTAGCATGGGTCCGCTGATCGTCGGCTCGGGATCCGTCCAACCCCCATTCAAGGGAGGCATTTTGTTTTCTACTTCTTCCATATCATTCTCCAAAAATTAGGGGCCTGTACGAGCGCCCCTGTGATTGATTATTCCACTGCGGTGCCGGCGCTATAACCTGGGCTAAATGCGGAACCAGACTCGGTGCGAGCCATGTACGCATTGTTCAGGATAATCGTGCCGTAGAAGAATTTCCACGAAACAACACGCGTCTGATTCATCGGGTCGGACTTATCCGCGTTCTTCAGGTAGTGATACTCGACGTTATCCAGCAAGACCTGGCCATAAGCGTCCTGTCCGAAGAACATCGTAGGGTACACCGTCACGCCAGTTGCTGGCGCGGCCTGTGGCGTCTGTGGCACGCCGATGCCGGTCAGGATGGCCGTCGAACCGGACGCGAGTTGCGTCGCTTGGCCAGCTAGTGGGCCGACAACCGGGCCGGAAGCGGAGAGCGCCAGATTGGTTGGGCTAGACGAGGTTCCGATGTAGACCGAGAACACATAGTTGGCCAGGGTTGGCAACGTGACGCTGATCGAACCCGTTGGGCCGGTCACGGCGATACCCGCCGACACCTGATAGATCTGCTGCTCGACAGACGTTGCCACCGGCGCGCCGGTAACGACAACGAAATACGTACCCGTAGCCAGATTACCGCCCGTCAGGGATGCTACGCCAGTCACAGCGGCGTTACCCTTCCAGAACGGCATCATGTTCGTTTTACAGAATCGTGCGCCGCCCCATTCGCCAAGATCGTTGTTATACAGGCGATTCAGGTCGCTATAGCTCCACGCCGTGGCGATGGTGCTATTTTGACGCAAATCCTGTGTGACCAACGGATGGATGAGCGAGACGTAATGCGGCATGACGCCTGGATCTTTGCTCGCTTTGGTACGAGCATCAGCGTCAATCTTCATATCGACGCGCTCGTCACCCATAAAGGTCGGGGCTCCGAAGGTTTCGAGCGAACCCACGATTTTGCCGATTTCAACCGGAGTCATAACGTCCGTCTGAACCAGGCCGGCGCGGTTGGCGCGTCCATTGGCGTAATTTACCTGGGTTCCGGTCAACAGGATATTGAACACGTTGCGCTCGATGGTTTCTGGCTGCTGGATACCGATCAAGTGGATGGCCTGTTTGAACAGAGGATGCTTGATGGTCATATCGGCGACGTCAGTCACACGCACTAAGTCACCCCATTGCTGAGCGGTCGCACTGACCTGGGCGATGGTGATCGCTTCACCAGCTGCAGCGACGCCTTCCGACAATGGAGCGAAAGGCAATGGGAGCCGTTCGTACCGAGTAGCCGTGTAGATCACACCGGCTTGCTTGTCGATGCGAAGTGCTTGGCC